CTGTTGAAGGTACTGATTAACAGCACATTCAGCAGATATCAAGCGAGGGCCCTTAAAATCCTTCGGGACCAAACAGATACGTGTGATACTTTTAGGTATCCAACGTATAGGTGGACCTGAACGATCAACAAGAGCTCTCAAGGAGTGAACTCCATACGACATATGAGGGTAATAACGCTCGGCTTTAGTAAGCCAGGTGTTAAACTCCCAACGCTCAAAGCGATTAAGCTTTTCAGAAACAGAACCGGGGCCATGCCCAGGTTTTATAACTGATAGGTCTAATCCTTTGAGAACCCATGTTAAAAGCCGTTGGGCTTCTAACAATACTGGTGAATCTGTTTGAATGCGATAGCGACGAAGCTCTCGCATTCTATCAGCAAAACCAGTCACCGCTTCTTCAGACGATTGATCAGAGACGGGTAAAACCATCTTTGAATCGAAAGAAAGAAACTGGCGGAGGTGTTGTATGGCATGAAGATTAGGTTCGTCTCTAAGACTACCATCTTCTCTGAAAATAAGATTAAAAACCTTATTACAGAGAGTAGGCAATCGGGTTCCTTTAATCAGTGAGAAGTTCGTGGGACATGAAAATGTACCACTAACCAGACCACGATCGAGGGCTTTTCCCAATAGGGGAAGAGTTACCTTGAAGAAGCTAGTCCCTTCACCGTCTATCCTAGCGGATAGATAGTGAAGGTCTTTCTCGAATGAATAAGGAAGTCCAAGACGAATACCGTCGTCCATCATGGCACGGCGGAGTTCGATGAAACGACTCCTGGTTTCTTTACGGTCTCCCATAAGGGTTTCCCCCAGGAGCTCCCGTACCGATAGACCACAAATGTTATCATGAGATAACGAATGGATCTACTCAAAAAGGAACCTACAATCTGCTGACTAAGCAGGATTGAAGGGACCGGTGACATTGTAATCCCCTTCCGGGGTTGCACCAGCCTTGAGTAGAAGAACATTCGCGCTCTTATGATAGGAAAACATCTGCGCGAACATGTCTTTGATGACAGCGTCCGTGAAGGCTGATTTCCTAGGAACGCCAACCTCGAAACGAACGTAGGCCTGAGTAAACTCAGTGTCGACGTCGTCAACATCTCCTTTACGGAGAGTTACGATGTGGCGATCAGTCCCCTTTGCTCCAACAGGGCGGAGAACATGCTCAACTTCCAGCGTCAAGGACTCAGTGAGTCCAGACGAGGTGTTGATGTATATTCTCTTAGCCCCATTAGAGCTCTGAGGGGTATAAGTTACATCTGTGGTTCCGTCACTTTTGGTGAGGATAATATCGGACATGGGAGACTCCAGTGTTTTCGCCAGTGGCTTTATTACCACGAGCGATCATGACCTGTTACCTGACGCGTTGTAAAACAAGCGCGCCTCCAGTAATAGCTTGGAAGGACCCCAGATTTCGCAGATCAACGAAACCAGAGGTACTCGGAACGAAGAGTGTTCTGTGATACTCGACCGTCCGCTTAGTAGCGAACGGGGTCCAATCCGTTAAATCACTATAAGCACTAAGAGGGGGATAATAGAAGAGCGGCGAACAATATGCCGTTTCAACTAATTCCGTCTTCTTAGTGAAATAGAAATTTCTTAGTTGTTGGTAAGGTGAATCAGCACGAGAGCGAAATAAATGATTTATTCGCTCTTGAGTGTTGGTAAACCAGTCAACAACAAAGGAGAAAGGGACAAGCTCCCAAGCAAGACCAAGGACGTTATTAAGTCCGAAGTATTGCGAGTAAGCTGTCCAAAACTCATACGGTTGGATTTGTCTATGGACACGACCCATACAGCCAGCGCTAACCAAAGTACGTTTGGAAGGACATCTCAGCCTAACAGTAGGCGTGAAATACTCCCAATCGGAAGGAAAAGCGATGTCTGACACAGAACATGGAAGATTCTTCCGAACCCTAACCGGCACCCACCCGCCTGCATTTGCACGGAGATAGTCCAACCTAGCTGACACCAACAGGTGCGCAGATAGAATTGACCTAATATCCTTGATTGCAGGCTTGACTCCAAAGGTATAACCTAAGTAGCCAGAAGCGGCGGATGACGAAATGGAGCTCATTTCATACAAGGTCTTAGGTTTGCGCTTGAGAAGCTTAAACAACTTAAGAAGGGAACGAATTCCCGACGTTGGGTTGATTAAGAGCTTAAGAGCATCCGCAAAGATCTCATACTCGATGAGGAACTCGCCAAGAAAGAATTCTTGAGGCATCAGACGATAAGTCTGTTCCTCAAGCTCATCTATAATGGCGAACCAATCAGGGCCATAGAAGTCGGAAGCTGTATAAGATTTTGCGATTCCGCTCCAATTATTGGAACGGAGGCCGCAAAACTGATCCAGCAACCGATCTTGAAAGCCCTGGGATTCAATAGCCGTAGTGATATGAGAGTCATTCGTTTGTGTAAATGACAACTCACGGGGTCCATGAAAGCTTAAAACCGAATGCGAGTGATCGCATGGGTGAACAAAAGACAGACCATGAAGGTCTGGACCTTTTGGTCTTCGCTTTCCTAGACGACCGACGATATCCGAAATCTCACCGACACGATGGGTCCCAATGGGATAATCGTAAGCGGTAGGATACGAATACGTTTTCGTAGGGGGAATGGAATGTGAATTGCTAACAACTTGGTTGTAAGCAACTCCATTACAGAGTCCCTCCCACGAATCATACGACCTGAATCTCATCGGGTTCTTCCTTTTGTTCGAGATCAGTTAGGATGACTGCAGATGCAGTAACGGCTACAAGAAATTGTAGACTCATTCTAACCGAAG